AGCCTCATAAACACAGAGTCTTTCGGTTTTATGCCCGTTTGCACAGGCAAATTCAAACATTCTTTTCATTTAGTTCCTCGTATGCTCTCTCGCTGACCTGTCGCAAGGTTTTCAGCCAAGTTAGTATAGAAAGTTCACCTTTTTTGAATTGTAGGCTTTGTTCGTCAGAAATCACAGATATATTATTCAATGATGCAATCATGGAGTCAATATCCTCCACCAAGTCTTTCCACCCATCACTTCCCATCATTGAGAAGCGATCTTCATAGTATTTCTGTAGTTCTGGGGTCATGCGCCAATACCTTCAGTCTGTGCCGCTTGATAAGCCGCCACAACATCAGCAGTCCAAGCCACATTGCAAATAGCCACAACATTGGCATGGATGCCCGTCAAGTCTTGCCCAGGCTGGAGGCTTGAACGATGAAAGGTCTTGCTCAGTTCGTTGCCATCTTCCATGATGCGTGTGGCTTCACGGTAAAGAACGATGCCGTTTTCGGTGACGGTGATTTGGTCAATGGTGGTTAATTTGGTGAGTGACATGGTGTTTCCTTTGGTTAAGTGCCCGACTTGGCCCAAGTTAATTAAACAGTATAGATAATTGTTCCTTGTAATTGACAAGAATTACCTATATCCGTTGTTGTTAAATTATTTCCTGATGCCTGTGTTGCTACTGTTGCTGCATATATTGTTGCAACCGTGTTGCTTGCGGCTGTTGATCCTCCAAGCCAAACAACAGTAGTTGATGCACCAAAATACCACCAAGCAAAACAAATGGCTGAATAACCAATTCCAGATGTAAACGGCAATCCTTGAATTTGTAAATTTGCTGTTATTGTTCCTTTGGCTGAAAGTGTCGCAACAAAATTACAAGTTACTTGCCGCCCAATTTTGGTATATGTTCCTGTTTGCGTTGAATATGTTTGACCAGATGTTCCACCGCTTCCACCTATAACTGGTGTCCAAGTCCCCTCTTCATAATCATCTAGCGTGTTTGCGTCAGTGGATGCTGATTGAGTTGCGGGGAAGGTGATGCCAGCACCAGAGGTTGAGGGGGTTGCGTTGCCCACGCCAATGGTTGTTGATGCGGTCATTCTTGTGCCGTCTGTTGTTACTCCAGAAATACCGCCAAATGCACCCGCATTGTTGTACTGCAATTGAGTGGTAGAACCGCCAGGAGTTGCGCTAGGAGTAGCCCAACTACCATCCCCACGCCAGAATGTGCTGGCTGAAGCAGATGTACCGCTATTCAAATTGGTGACAGGAAGGTTTCCGCTGACATGAGTAGTTAAACCAACTTTACCCCAACTAGGAGCCACACCCACACCACCAGAGATCAGCGCATTACCCGTAGCAACATCGGCAAGTTTTGATAATGCCGTTGTGGTTGACGCATAAAGCAAGTCACCAACTGCATAGCTTGATTGACCTGTGCCACCAGAAGTAGCTACTAGGGTTGCTGACAAACCAGCCGCAGTTCCTGTGGTATTTTGGTTAAGCGTTGGAAAGGAGGTCAATGATGCGGCTGACCCTGTGGGAGCCAATACATCAGTACCAATCACCAAACCAAGATTTGTCCTGGCTCCTGATGCAGTTGTACTACCAGTTCCACCATTAGCAACTGCCACAGTTCCAGTTACATTGGCAGCGTTGCCAGATGTGTTCACATTGATCGTGCTTGGCAGACTCAGAGTGACAGAACCAGCCCCATTGGTCACAGTGACTTGGCTTGCAGTACCCGTCAGACTAGCTTTTTCCCATAGATTTGTGGTTCCATTCCACAGAATAGTTTGTCCATTACTAGGAGATTGAGCCGATACATTGTGTAACTCATCTAACTCATAACCGTTTTGCACTTTAACAAACAACTTACCTTGAGTTGGGTGAGCGTGTTCAACAACAGCCACATAAACCAAATGGTTTGGCGCATAAGGCTTAGTTGTTGTTAATGTGCCAGCAGTAGTTGGACTCAAATACAGTTGTGCTCCATCTGTATATGCTGATGTATCGATATTCGCAATCAACCCAATGATGGTTACATAACCATTGGAGTTGTTTGCCAAATCAGCACTCATCAAACCTAATGTTTGGGCTGAATTTGTATCGTTGTTTGCTTGTGCTTTAGTTACAGTTGGATTTTGACCAGTTGCGCCATTGATATAGACAGCAGTTCCCTTGGTAAGCGTTGCCCCAGTTGAGTTGCGTACCAAGCAAATAACATTTGTAGTAGATGCAGATACAGCAACACTCAAATCAGCAGTTGATCCAGTAGTTGTTACAGTTACGCTTCCATCAGTAGAAGTAATTGACTGCAAAGTTTCTGATTGGTCAATCTTTTGCCAAACTGATCCATTGAATAGCAACCAATCACCAATCTTCCAATCAGTAATGCCGTTTAAGTTAGTAGAACCAGCCGTTGCTACTATGTAGTAGTAGCCATTTGTGCCAGTGCTACTTGCAAGCGTTGGAGTGTTGGTAGTTGCATTCCAAGTACCCTGATAACTCAATCCACCAGCAACAGATGCCCAAGAAGTGGTAGTTCCATTGGTTGTCAGATACTTGCCTGAATTACCAGTTTGGCTAGGAATCAGAGTATTGATTTGAGACTGAAGACTTGTTAGAGTATCAAGTACATACTGAGAAGTACCGCCACCATTAGTAATGACTTTGATGCGTTCAGCAAGATCAGGAGCAACAACCTCACCAACATTGAGTTCAACACCAGAAGACAAAACAATGATAAGGCTACCATCAAAATCAATACGAGCAGAGGTGACAGAAACACCATCAGCACCATTATTCCCGTCACGCCCAGGAACTCCATCTCGACCTGATGCACCAGTTGCGCCATCTTTTCCTGGTTTTCCGTCTTTTCCATCACGCCCGTCCTTGCCATTGATGCCATCACGACCATCCTTGATGGATGCCACACGCTTTTCAATAGCATTGCCAACGCCATCAAAACGATCACGAATGTCAGACTCAATCTTCTTGAGTGCCTGGACAACTAAGTCAACATTCTCGCCAATCTTGCGCTTTTGAACTTCTTTTGCTTGAACAACAGACTGACGAACTGAATCCAAAACAGCCATTTGCTGTTCAGGAGTCATGTTCTTGAGAATTAACTCTTTGGCTAGGCTTTCAACATCCATCACTGAGCCTTTTCTGATTGACCACTAAGTTGTGCGGTTAACTGGTTCAGGAAGTCTTCTTCCATCCCAGAAATCTTATTGTTTTTCTCTGCCATCTGCAATTCAACAATCTTTGACTTATTCTTAATGTCAGCTTCTTTGAGCATCAACTCAGCAATCTTGACCCGCTTATCAAACTCTTTGCTGGCAGTATCACTCTCATTTGGCAGGTTCTTAGTCATTGCCGCCATGTTCTTGACTTGCATTTCCTGGGGCATCAACTGCGCTTCAGTCAACAACTTCTGAGCTTCTGCCCGATTCTGTTCAGCTTGAGTCGTATTGACAGCAATCTGAGACTGTGCAGCTTGCAAGGCCAATTGTTGCTGTGCTTGAGCCATTTGCTCTGCTTGCGGATTGGGTTGGCTCATCCTGTCCAACTGCTCCATCAGTTCATAGCGGTTGGTCAGTGAAGAATTAGCCAAAACACCCTTCAGAATCAATGGCAACACAGGAGTGTTGGGGCCAAGGGTTTGGAGCAAGCCAATAAACATCTGTTGTTCATGCTCACGGGCAATGATGCCCAAGGTTGCAGTGGGAATGAAGGTCATGTCCACAGAGGGATAACGCTCTGGGTCAAACTGCATATACCTGAAAGCCGCCTTCTGGATGAAGGGGATCAGGAAGTCTTCTTGGAAGTTCACCAGAGTACGCTTGTACTTCTTGATGATGGTGGCAACTGCCATAGACATACCACCTTGGCCCATGTCTCTAGCACCAGCACTGACCATGCCTTGAGAATCCAAAGTTCCCGTGGATTGCAGGAGCATTCGCTCGAAATCTTTGGCAGTGGCTAGGTTGTTGCCATCAGTCTGCCCAAACTTGAAGGGATACAGAATCTCTGAAGGTGCGCCATTGGTAAGAATGGCTTTCCCAGGCTTGACTTCAAACTTAGCACCACGGGGAAGACGGGTTGCGTCCATTGCAATCATGGGGCTGGTGGTCAACGCCAACGAATCCAAGTGAGAACGAATCTGAGCATCAATAGCTTTCTGCATATTGAAGGCTTTTTCTACTGTTCCACGACCAAGCAGACGATTAGGAATCGTGTCATCTTGGTAGGTCAGAACAGGACGATCCTTCATCATGTAAGGATTTGCCTCTGCTTTGAGCAACTGTCCATCATTGGCAATCACGACAATGGCTTCAACCATGTCTGTGTATTCTTCAGCAGCGGAATTCTCAGGAAACAACTCGACAATCTCTTTGCTTTCTTTGAGATTTTCCAAGTATTCACGGGGAACCAGACCATAGTAGGTCAGCAAAAGTACCTTTTCGTCCTGATACTGACTAACCTCTTGGGTTGGCTCCAGGTCAGTGTCTTCACCAGAGGTGGTAATGTCTACTTTGCGGTAGATTCCACGCTCAATGCCTTCAACAATCTTGTGAATAGAGATGTATTTCTCAATTGCCACCCCCATGCAGTCATCAACTGAGGTTCCATTGGGGTCAAAAAGGAAGTTCTTTGGGTTCACAGGTGAAATCTTGACCGAAACCCTGTCTTTTTCCACTACGCCAATGGCAGCTTGGCCCATTTGCCCAGGAATCGGCTGAGTAGAAGGCACAAACTGCTTTTCAGTCTTAACGACAATCTCGCCAATGCCTGTACCGTAGATTTCAGCCATCAACTCGATCTGGTCAATGGATTTACGAATCTTGTCCCGCTTGAAATCCTCCATCAACTGGGCTTTGATGATGCCCACATCGATGGGATTGTCGTTCACATCCCGAATGTCATCTTGAATGTCAAAGAATTCGCCTTGACCAAAGATGGCTTCCATGATTTCAGCATGGCGAGTCTCTACGGCTTGTTGTGTGGCAGGGGTTACGATGCGTGAACGCTCAGACTCACGGGTTTTGTCTTCAACAGCCCACTGACCACGAAAGATTCGCTCGTATTCAAGCCAATCTGGGAGGAAGTTGGTATCCCGATAGTCACGCCAGCGATTGCAATGGTCAACAACAAAATCAGTCAGTTCCTTATCAGCCTCAGTAGGCTCATAGAATTGATTTTGCTCTAGCTTGACTTCTTTATCTGTTGCCATAGTGTTACCTTATAGACGAGCCGATTGTATTGCTAAAGGGATCGCTGTACATGGG